TAAAATATCTCCGGATTGAATGACTATTTTCGATCCACCATCAATAAGCTCAAAAGAACCACCTGCTGCAATCGGAGTTCCTTTTGCAAAATAAGAATCAGCTGATGATCCACTAGCAGTGCTAGTAATATACACATCAGCTTTTATAGTGGCTGTTGTAATGTTTGTAAGTCTTATTCCAATAAGAGCATCATCGCTGTTTGATGTTAAAACTGATCGTACGGTTGTGCCTATAGCTACATCACCTGCTGAATCAAATGCTACAACTCTTTCAAAATCTTGGGCCACTTATTATCTCCTTTTCATTATTTATACTATAACGCTACGCTCATGGCAATAACAAAGCCTGCACTTACTCCCGCTGATCCACTTGAGGCTGATGTGATTCTACCTTGAGCGTCAACTGTTAAAGAAGTTGCTGTATAACTACCCGCCGACACACTAGTATCAGCTAACTTGTCCGCTGTTACTGCGTCGTCTGCAATCATAGCTGTAGCAACTTGTACTTCACCAATTGTGCCTGCAGAAACTGCACCTAAAACTCTATTGGCCGTAGTGGTATCTTGCATTTTAGCAAAAGTCACTGCATCATTAGCAATTGTCAAAGCTCCACCTGAAGCTATTGTTGCGTCTCCAGACATATCTACTTCTTCAAAAGAAGTGCCGTCTGCTACTAAAATTTTATTTGCTGTATTAGTCGGTAATTTTAATTTAGATCCAACAGTCACATCTCCAATGGTCACTAAATTAGAATTTACTTTGTTACCTATGCTTGTTACATGATTACCCATAAGCGAATGAGAAGAACATTGATAATAAAGAATGTTAGGTGTTGTCTCATCAACTGCTATTTGCGTGTATGCACCGGATGATCCTGCTGTGCCGTTTGTAGTTACACCTGTTGTGTATGCGGTAGTTTTGTCCGCTTCTAAATAAAATCTTAATGGATGGCTACTGTTTGATGAATCAGACTGGTCAAATCTATAATAATATTTATACGATGAATCTGTGCCAGATAACCTTAATGCTGGTGACTCTAATCCGTCAAGATAATAAGCACTGCTGGATCCTTGACCTTGATAAGGATGAGAACCTGATTTGGAAGCAACCGTTACTGTAATTATTTTAGGAGCTGAAGAAGAACCATATTCTTCAGGGTTGGGTAGACCAACTTTAGCAGCTGGCATTGTGCAAAATACATCTTTAGTTCCTGCTGAAAAATTAACAGCAGCATCAGAGTTAGAACTTGATATGATATATGTTCTTGTTAAAGTCGAAGAACTTCCATCTAAAGTTCCAAAACCAACTTCAAACTCACTTCCGTCTTGTAAAGCTATACAATAATAAGTGGTATTTGAATTACCAATTCCAGCTCCAAAAGTTTCAAAACCAGTAACTGCTCCACCTAAAGTAATCGCTCCCGTGCCAGTTGTAGTGGTAGTTTCTTTTACTCTGTCATTAACAATAAATGCCATGAACTATCCTATGATAATCTAAGAATAGCTGTGCTTGTACCTGCTGCTGGAAACTGAACTGTGAATGTTCCATTGGTAGCAGTAAAGTCTGCTCCAAAAGCTAAAATACAAACTGCGTTAGTGGTACCTGATCCACCATCTGCTGTTGTATTATAAATCATTGCTCCATTAGCTGTAAAGCTAGCAGAAGTCCATTGTGCATCAGTTGAAAAGTCTACATAAGCTGTAGAAGCTGAGGAGCCTCCTGTAACTGATTGTCCACTTAATGTTAGACCTCCTGCTGAATACGCCGATCCAGATGTGTTGGTTATTTCATTACTTGTGCTGTAAGCAGTAGTTGTAGCACCTAAACTTGCGCTTGATGTAAACAACGCAATTTTAAATGTATCACCACCACTAGCAGAAAAGTCATGTTGACCTTCCAATAATTCTTTTTTAAAAGAATTACATACCGCTTGTGATATTGCCATTTTTTATCTCCTTTATGGTTGTTGTGAAGGTAAAGGAAGTCTAATGACACCATCTTGGTATTCATCTCTCCTACGCCTACCTTGTTGTTCTAATGCAAGTCGCTGTACTGCTTCTTGGTAGCTTTTTTCATATTGAGCAAGTAAATCATATGGACCTTTAAGAAACTTAAAAGCTTGAATTAAACACCCATATAATAAAACTTGTGGTGCGTTTGTACTAACCCAAGTAGTGGTGTTAGAACTAGATAACCCTGTTTCATTACGATTCAAAGCAAGTTCAATATTATACGCAGAATCTGGAGTAGGCGCAAGATATATTGTGTTCTTGTCCCACATAGCATAAAATTTTGGTTTACTTTGACTTGTTCTATTTGGCCAATATTCTGTCATAAAACTAATATCTTTTTGTGTTAGATAAGTTCTGACATTTTGGTCTGTTCCTGAAGTTGGATAAATAGAAGCTGTTCTTATAAAAGCGATTGTATCAGGAGTTTCTCCTGGTAGTGATACAAACTCACTTCCTTGTGTTAAAGTAGTAAATTGATAAGATCTAAAACAATCTAAATCAATTTCTCTAAATATTCTTAATTCAGCCTGTTCAATAATATCGTTTAATATGGTATCTGTTAGAACATCCGAACTAACTTCTGTGTAGCTTCTTATTTGAGTTATTAATTCTGAATATGTCGTCATGATATAACCACCGTAACTGTTCCTGTACTTGAGTGTAATATTATATCTTTATTTGGCTGTTGTATACTTAAAGGCATCATACTTCTTTGTTTTATAACCTTACCACTTGGCAACGTCGTTGTCTCAATTAAAGTATCGAATGAATTACTAGCTAATCCGTCACCAAAACCACTATACGTTCCCTTTTTAGGATCACCTACGTTTGAATTTACAGTTCCGCCGCCGACAAAAACTGTGTTATCTACAACTTGAGATCTTGCATGTTCTAAAGACTCAGAGTCTGTGGGATGATTTTTTGGATCGAGTTGAGGATGTTTAGATTCAAATTCAGTAACATGAACCCACGATCCATTCCATTCTTGAACCATTTCATCATAAGGAAAGGATTGACCAGAACGATCTGAAACTCGCAAAGCAAATTTTCCTGTTGTATATTTACCCATAGCTACCTTATGTAATTTTGTTTTGGAACCATACTATAACTTGATTTTTCTACGTCTTCGTTTGCAGCTCTAGTAAATTCTTCTTCATAAATTGCTTTTAACATTTGTATTCTATCAGGTGCATATTTCATAGCTATGTAATAAGCTAGTCCTGCAACTAAACAAGGCATAAATCTAAAAGGTATTTGCGCATTGTTTGTATAATCATCTAAATCTGTCATTCTAATCGATGCATAATATTTCAATGTGTACGCAGCATCTGCTGCGGGAAATAAATAAAGTTTTGGAAGAATTGTTCTTTCAAAATAAAACTGGCTAGGTCTACCTTCACTTGATTTTACAGTGTAATCCCAGTAAGTTTCTCTTCCTATTCTAGTCATAGCAAAATCTCCGTCACTGTTTGACATGACGGCATTTTGAATATCTATAAGTTGTGAACTATCATTATTATCAGTTGTAGCATTACCAGCAGCATCTACACTGTATAAATCAGATCCTGATATAACTTGTGTGCCTTTTGCTATAGACGCTGTTCTATATTGAATAGTCCACAAATTCAAACCTCTGTTAGCCCAATCAGCCAACATAATATTTAAAGAACGTCTTGCAGTTTTTAAATGATAACCAGATCTGTCTTGTAAACCACAACGTTCAAAAGCTTCTTCAACGAGCTGGTCTACATCTAGAATGAAACCAGCCGTTGAAGAGTATGTAGGCGTTTTTGTATTTAAGCCTGCCATTTAATTATTTTTTCTTCATCATTCCGCCGCCACGTTTTTTCATGACCTGTTTCTTTTTTGCCATTGATCCGCCGCCACGTTTTTTGACTACTTGTTTCTTTTTAGCCAGCATTCCACTGCCGCCACCTTTTAGCTTAACGGGCTTACCGCCTCGTTTCATAGCCATTTTCTTTTTTCCCATCATGATAGGTCTCCTTTGATCTTATTATACTTAAGTATTCTCGATTCTACTACGTCTTCGTAATATTCTCTAGGCCATTTTTTATAATAGCCTTGTTTACGTAATTTATCAGAAGCTTCTTGTAATTGCGAGAACTTTTGTACGAGCATCATGGAATATTTTAAATCACTAGTGACTTCAGGAGCACGCCCCTCTGGTTCAACTAAAAAAGCCTGTTCATCTGTTGTCGCAGGATTGTGAGGATGAAAAGACATAAAATACATATTAATTTTGTTATATTTATCATTATATTCTTCTGTTATTTCATGAAACTGATTTGGTGTGTAACTATAAAAAGGGTCACAAAATATCAATATTTCTTTTATCGCAAAATCTAAAGTGTAGATATGATCATTTAATTCTTTTTTGTATGATAAAAACTTTGGCTTAACTTCTATCTGAACTTTATCTTGAAGCCATGCCATCTTTGCAAACGGACACGCAGGATATCCTCCTAAATGTTTATTGGGTATTTCTAAATAATGTTTTGACCATAGTCTAACATCTTCTTTTATTTCCCTTGCCCTCTGTATCTCTTCCATGACTTTCTCTTGTTTTTGTTTTTTGGTCTGCTTCTTTTTGAATGACCTATACTTGTTCTTTTTTTATGTGGCGTAAAATATTCCGAAGCCGTTTGTTTAGCCATTTAAATATTTTACACAAAAATGTAGCTAGTTTATATAGAAAAATAGATCCAATAGGAGGAGGTTGTGACATTAAATAGAACTATTTAATTCTATCGGATATGCAGAAACACACTCAACCATAATTAAATTAGTTTTGTTTTCTTGAAGCATTAAGCTTACAAAATTTTGTTTTGCTAAAATACAGGACTCGTGTGTTTGAAAATGATTAGTTCCAGCAACTCTCACACAATCATTCATAGGTTGTGTAACACAAAAAATTCCTACTAAAAAAAATTTTAACACTAATTACCTTTTGCAGACATACCACTTAGAGGGTTATTTAACGCTTTGTCGATATTTAAATTAAGATTGTCCTCTATTAGTTTTAACTCATCCATGAGCTCTCTTGTGTCTTCCTTTTGTCTATCTTCCACGTCATTCACGATCTCGGTGACGTGACGAACGTCCTGCTCCATATTGCGTAAATCCGTTTTAAGGTCGTCCTTAAGTTCCCGACTAACCTGAGATATTAGGCTTATTTCCTCCAAAACTATATCAAGTTCACTCTTCAAACCATCAACCTTTTGTAGAACAATCTCCATTTGTGCGTTTGTTTCACTTTCTACGAGTGCAATCTTCTTATCAAAACCAGAAAGGTCCGGCTCGGTATACTCCAAAATTTTTTCTTTCATTGAAAGGTAGTCGGAATAGAAATTGAAGACGGCCCATGCACCTGAACCAAGTGCACCTAATAAGGTAAGGATAGCGAAGACTTTCCCCCCAGATACCTTCATCCCCGCATACTCAATACTGGGCATTTATCATCTCCTGAATAGTGTTTTCCTGTGCCATATCAAACAACATACCATATTGATCATCTATTGTCTTGTTTAAATACTCTGTAACGTTCGTATCAACTATTGTGGATTGTGCATCAAAGAAGGTTTTTGTATTACCTAATATTTGCATAACAATTAAAGTTTTTG